CCTGCCACTGGTCCTGCCACTGGTCCTGCCACTGGTCCTGCCACTGGTCCTGCCGCCGAGACTACTACAAATGATGTCGAACCCGCCGATCCCGCTCCCGCTGATGCCGCTCCCGTTGATGCTGCTCCCGCTGATGCCGCTCCCGCTCCCGCTGATGCTGATACAGAGACATATCGAATCATGCCCACCAATTTCTTAACGAGGTATTAAAAATAACTTACTTAAAGTCAAGCCTCCTAACATAGATATAACCAACTACAAAATGTCGCTCACTATCCAACGCTCCTCCGAATTCTCTGCTGATGCTGTGCAGTTTTCGAAACTTCGTAAGAACAAGAATGGCGGTAAGGCCGTCTACCTCAACGCCGGTGACAACAAGAAGCTCTACATCCAGTTCCCTTTCATGCGCTCTCCTTATGGTCTGAGTTCTTTTACTGACGAAGGCACGGGACGTACTTCGTATTCTCTCGATCTTTCTTTTGACCCTGATAATGCCGAAGCGATGGAGCTTCACGATAAGCTCAAGGCGCTCGACGATATCATCGTCAACACAGTCGCGGCCAACTCTAAGGAGTGGCTCGGTAAGGAGTTTAATGTCGCAGTCCTCAAGGAGGCTCTCTACAAGCCCATGATTCGTCCCGGAAAGGAGCAGTATCCATCCACTATCAAGCTCAAGATTCTCACCAAGCCCGACGGCTCTTTTGTTCCCGAGGCGTACTCGATGCAGAAGCAGCCCGTCTCCCTCGATACTATCGAGAAGGGGCAGAAGTGTATGGCCATCGTTGACCTCAACCAGATTTGGTTCATCGATAACAAGTTCGGTGTCACCATCCGTCTTCAGCAGACCCTCCTTGAGCAGTCTGCCAAGCTTCCCTCCTTCGCCTTCCAGGGTCTTGACCTCCCCGAGGATGATCTAGATGTCGACGTTGAGGAAGAGATTGACGAGGTTGATGAGGAGTAAAAAAAATCAAAATATATACAAATGAAACTTTTAAAAGAATATTTTAAACCAGAAACTACTTTGAAGATAAAATATTTCAAGGATGGTGATATGGTTATTAAACAGATACTTGATAGTGATGTTGTCATTTATGAACAAAGTCTTCTAAGTACATCTATAACCGAATTTACATTCGATAAGATTTGTTATAATGAATTATACGAAAATGAAACCAATATTGCTAATGGTTTTATGTCGATAGTAGATGAATCTGGTAAGTGTGTTATTCAATAAAATTAAACCCATTATTGGTAAGTCGAAATAAACTTCTTACGAATAAATAAGTATGTCAATCGAGAGTAATATTAAAAAGTTACTCAGGGGAAAAAAGGCATGTTCTCCAATATCTCACTTGTGGTTGAAGCGATTTAACGGAACCATGATAAAAGGTGCTAGGCAAATTGGACAAGGTGAATATGGTAAAGTGTTTCGTGGATGTGTAGATGATAAGTGTGAAAAGTACATCGTCTATAAAGAAACCACAGATCCATCGGCTAAAATGGAATTCACTATAGCTAAAAAATTAGAGGAATTCTCTGTTCCAAAGATGTACCTTTACAAAAATTGTGATAACAAGGACGTTCTTTATTCCGAGTACATTCGTGGTGAAGAATTAGGTAAATGGTGGCAAAGTTCACCATCACTCGCAGCGTCAAAGTCTGTCATGGCTCAAGTGATTTACAATTTATATAAAATTCAACAAAAATATCCAGGATTTAGACATCATGATCTTCATAGTGGAAATATATTAGTACGCTCGGTACCAAAAAGGAATATTCAAATTAAATTAAACGAGAAGACATTCACGATACCTAATGGTGGTGTTGAGGCGGTCATCATCGATTTTGGATTTTCCGTATTTCCTAGAATTAAGAACCCTCTGATTAATAACAAAAACTACATCAATATAGGAATCTCTCGAAAATCGGATAAATTGTACGATCTCCATTTTTTCTTGAACAGTATGTATGCTCTTGTAAGACAACCTAAAACTATGACAGAAAGGAGAATACATAATTTCATTCGTTCCGTATTACCATTCGAATATCTGAATAAAAAGACCGAACGAATCAAGAATTATCGTATGCGTGGAAATATGAATCACAGGAGTATACCCAATTTTGAAAAGGTTCTCAATAAACCTTTCTTTACTGGTGAAAACCCAAAAGCTTTACCTATACCTATAACGAAACCACAAAAACCAGTCGTACTTTTACCAAACAAACCTAAAACACCAGTCAATCAAAAAGAAGCTATGGCTCGAGCGATTGCTATCTTAAAAACCAAGAAGACAAAGCAACAAAAACGTAGACCTGCTCCTCGTATTAAAGTATAACTTTGAAAATTCGCTTTGTACCATCATCAACTTGAGACAATATCTTAAATTTTGTTGTCTTAACAATCTTCGTCCCATCTTTCGATACGAATGATTTCATCCGTTCAACTTCACCAGGCGACATTTTCCTTGTGTATTTGAGTGTGACATTCCTGGTTCCTATCGAGAGTATAGTGGAGGACATTTTTATATTTACATATAATATAATATGTTCGCTTTCATTGTTCTCGCTATCATCGTTTTAATCGTATTGTTCACCATGAATCGTGGTACTAAGAATACGGAAGATGGTAAAAAATGGACTGTTTTCGGAACCATGGGCTGTGGATGGACTCGAAAACAGTTGGACTACATGAAGAAGAATGGTAAGTCTCACGAGTTTGTCGATTGTGACAAAGGTGGATGTGATGGTATGAAGGCGTACCCCACAATCAAGCACCCCAATGGTGAGACTACCACTGGCTACAAAGAGGTTTAAATACCACGGACAACCGAAAGGCCTACCGAGAGAATGAAGGCGTCAAGCATGGTGTTGATTGGCTTGAGAATAGTGACGTGCTTCACGAGGGAGCGGTTCCACACGAGGCGGAGGAGGAAAGTGCTGATGAGAATAGTGAGTACAAAAGTGAGGAACTCAGTGAGCGCATCGGACTTTGTTTCGGCCTTGGTAACTTCCACAATCATTTATTACTAACGGACATTTTTTTCTGCTTAGATTACAAATGAAAGGATTGCCATTGAGTGGATCCGAAAGTAAATTCACAAACCGGCGTTGGGGGACGGCGACTGGTATTGGGAATAATAATTGTTACGCGTATGCAGTCGGAGATTACGAGGCATATAGGTGGCAAAAATCTATTCCAGGAGATCGTTCTGGTCTTTCTAATGGAAACCACACTTATACTCACTGTACTGGTCTTCCAAAACGTGTCGTTTCAGACAATCCCAAAAAAGTGTACAAAGCCAAAGCTGACGAAAAGTGTAAGAAAGGATACTACAAAGTCATGATGTTTGTCTGTCCTGGAAGACCAACAAATTATATTAGACAAGGTGATTTTCATTTTTACAAACAGCACGGTGTCGTGGAATACAAAATCAAATCCGGTGACACGATCGTTTCCGTTGCTAAATTTTTTAAAGTTCCTGAGTCTCGGATAAAGAGGGCTGGAACATTCAGAGTTGGTAAACGTATCGTATTCAAGGCCAACGTCTTCAGTCACAAGCGTGGGTGGGCGACTGGACCACTTCTGACTGATGCGAAGGGGAAAAGTATCATAGATCCCCGTAAATCGTCTCGGAACTACCCAGGTCTAAACTATGAGAGGTATTGTAGTTCATTCTGCGTCAAGGATCGTGGGATCAAAGTCGGTAAGACTCACCCCAAGGTCCGCAAGAATACTATCTAAATCTGGAGTATTTTCGACATCAAAAGTAATATCAAAAAGATCTAATACGTCGAATATCGATTCTTCATTCAAGGACACAGAGTTTGCCTCTGCTGTGTAATTGTTCTGAATCGTGACGATGATTTTGAATTGTGATGCATCAAACACTTTTCTACAAGTGGGGCATGTATTCTTACCTCGATTTTTCCATTCCTGTAGACAGTTGGAATGAAACACGTGTCCGCAACGAAGTGGAGGATTTGACCTCGTTTCCCTAACTTCATTGAGACATATGGAACATGTCGACATTCTATAGGAAGGTTTTAAAGTTTTTTTTGTAATTTTTCTCAGTTAGTAAATGTTGGGAACCTTGAGAAGGGGCTTGTCGCAGGTGTTGCAGTTACCCTTACCCTGCTGTTCCTGTACCTGGGTCATGAGCTGGGGACCCTGCTTTTGGAGAAGCTGGCGGTACGAATAGTTGTCCTCGAAGGAGATACCGTTCTGCTTCATCATGTAGTTGTTAAAGAGTTGGGAAGACGTGCTTACGGTGAAGCACCGACCGTCGGCCATACCAAGTCGCTGCGACATTTTGTTAATATTACATCAGAAATTAATTTGTCTATTGGTGATTGTTTTCATCCAAGATTCAAAACCTCTCTCTCTGAGTTTTTCAATGAAAGGTTCGCACTTGTATCCTAAATAAATGTCAAAAACATCCGTCTCCTCTGTGCGGGACACGCGAATCTGGGAATTTTCGTTAATGTGCTGGTTGATGATGTTATAAGCGAATGCAATTTCCTTAAGAGTCTCAGCTCCTGTGATGATAATCTTTCCCGTGCTGAAGATACTGCAGGTAATTTCCTTCATATCATGGGCTGGTTTGAACTTGATCTTGACGGCTGAATATCTGTCTGGTTCGAAAGAAACTTTGAAAATATCGTTGTATTCTTCAAACCAATCTGCCACTTTCATGAGGTTGATGTTGTAGTTGAGACTGAAATTGGAGTTAATCATAACCACCCGAAAAGAGTTTTCGGGAAGCTCGATTTCCAATCCCAAAAAAGTCTTGAAAATATGCACCAATTGTGTGATAATACGTTTACAATCAAAAAGATCACAACATCCTGCAACTTGAATACTTCCATTGGGGAACACCTTGACAGATTTGGTACTGTAGGTGTCATGGTAGGTGAGTGTCACCTGATTATAAAACGTCGTAGGCTTCAACTTCCATTCAAAACCTTCTGTGTTGGTTCCTACACGTCTCATCTTGTAGGAACCAATTCTCTCAAACACACCTCGAAGTTTTTTTATGTCAATTGCTTTATCAAAACTTGATACCATGGTGATCGTCGTAATTTTTACCCACGAAGGACGAATCTCTTCGGGTATAGCTTTTCGCATCTCATCGAGAGTGAGGAGATATGAAAAACTGTTATTGGCGATTGAAGAATACATTTTTAAACATACTTATCATTCATGTCATGGGTGACTTAGGTGTTTAAAGAAAACACACTCGATAAAGATACATGACTTCTTTCATAAAGTCCGCCAAGTCTGTTCATGATGTAGAGTCTGATCTTGCATATGTTGAAATTGTCTACGAGCGTTATATGAAAGGTAAAGGTTATGCGACATTCACCGATTACATAAATACTGAACCTTTGGCAAATTGGTCGCACCTCGAATCTGAAAAACAATCAATCCCATATGAAAAGTTTCTCGATACGATGGTCAAGAGTACTCTCGAAGTCCGACAGCGTATGGCTGAACTTATACTTGAAAACGTTTTAGTTTATGAACAAAGTGACAGAGTATATGTTCGAATCGCACACGCTATGAAAATTTTGGATCCAACATTCCAACCACCCCATGTAAATATGGAATGTGCTTGGCAGATGGAGATTGTCAAAAAATTATGTAAGAAGTATCTACCTGAAGCTATTCAAAATTGTATGAATACATCTCGGCTCAAATATTTCTTCAACGTCGTAAAAATAATAGAACTAGAGCAATAATGAGTATGGCTACAAATATCCAGAAATATGGAACACTTTTGTTGGATACACCTACTTTAACCTTCTTCGTCTGACATGTAAAACCATAATCAATATTACGTTTAGGGCGTACCGTTTTATCAATCAAAAGTGGTTTAGTTTCATCCTTGCAAAGACCCGTGTTACAGAAAACACTCTTTTCAATAACTGGAACCGTGATGGGTTTCTTGATTTCAACAAAATCAGCAAAGTCACCAGTTTCTCGCACACCCCCTGGGAGAGAAAAGTCACGTGTGACAAATGGGTTTACATTATCAATAGTATCTTCGTCGTTGAGCATATGTTCACTCATCGCTGTTAATACTACTTCAGATTATAATTTTTTTCATGCATTTTATATCGATGTTCTTCCCACATCTTATCCAAGTCGACGTTCAACATATGCGCGAGTTGAAAAAGATAACTGAAAACATCACCCATTTCCATCATCACGTCAGTACCACGTTCCTTTTTAAGGTTTGTTTTTTTGTAAGTTTTCTTGTATTGGCGAATAGCCGACG